GTTTCCGACTGCCCCTCAGCAGTCTGGTGTCAGTATACACTATCGGCACCGCATGTCAACGGTCTTCAGCAGAATCTCGAAAGATTTTTGGAAACTACTCGACCGGCTGTGGCTGTCAGGGCAGTTCGTTATCGACCACCGGCCCGTAAACGTACAGCCGAGAACCGCGCAACCAACCGCCCTGTGGTGATGGATACGTCTTCGCCGGGCTGGCGGTGCTGCCGTAATTCCGGGACCACACCACGCTTGCATCGGTCGCGGAATATGCCACCAGTCCGCCCGTGCTCGGGAACGTGCTGCGGCTGCGGACCTCGATTGACACTCGGCCTGTGCTGACATATCGCGGATCAATAAACCCCAGGCTGCCGGCTGCCTGAAAATGAATGTCGATATTCGCCTCAAACAGGCTGATTGCTGGGCTGTTGTCTGTCACGTTTGTGGCACCCAGCGGATTGACCCGGACATTCGAGACCACGCCCTCAGTGTTCTCGGGAAACAATGCCAGCACCGCGTTGACGATGTCGGTTCCGCTGCACTGCCAATCCAGCCATGACGTTGTTTTGTTTGCCAGTCCCGTGCCTGCCTGTGGCCGAAACAGGATGCGGAATTCTCCGGCGTTGTAACGCTCTGACGGCCCTGTGTACCACCGCCAGCGATAGGTGCGGGAAATGCTGCCGGCAAACGCCACACCGCCAGCCGTCGGCCCCTGTGTGTTGTTGCTGTTGCTCCACAGGATAGGCGTTGTGTCCTGGCTGAATGTAATCAGCGGACCATAGATCCGATCGGCATCAACACCCAGCAACTGCCAGCCGTAGACTCCGATCAGCAGCTTTTTTGTTGGCGTTTTGTATTCACTTCCACCAAGGTTGTATTCCTTCGTGGTTGTTGGTGGCGTTGTGGGCACAAACCGCCGTTCATAATAATACGCCAGTCTGTCAGTGCTGCTGCCGTCCAGCAATCGGCTGAATGCCGCGTTATTGTCCAGCGTTGCCGTCGTGCTCACCTCCGATTCATCGAACTCTGTGAACGTGCCTGCTGCAATGTCCACAATCGTGCCAGCTTTCTCGCTGGTGTTGTACACTCGCCGCCGGACACACACCGCCACCTTTCCCGACTGCGCCAACCCTGCAGCCCATGCCCACCGCCCGGCCCAGATGTCTGCATTTACGTACTTCTGCCAGATCCGTGACCACGGGCTGCCCACAGTCCAGCCTTCAACCGTCCGCCCGTTTGTGCCCTGGAACCCAAACACCAGCACACTGTTGCTGGCCCCGGCGCACAGATCCGTTTCAATGTCAGACGTGCTCAGTGTTGACACCGTCGGCACTGTGCCTGCCGTCTCTGCAATCAGCTTCCCGGGCACGCTGCTGCTACCCAGTCCGAAGATTCTCCCAACGTAGCTCGTGATGGCACCTGTGGACGTGCTCCAGGCTATCGCAGCCGATCGGGTGTCCCGTGTGCCTGTCGGTGGTGGTGGAAACGATACAGGGCATGTGCCAGCCCGCAATTCGCCGTCATACGTTCCGGATGTCAGTGGTTCTTCCGCAGGCCCTGGGTTGCAGGAGTCAGACACAAGCACCCACGTTGACGTTCCCGCGTTCCACTGGAACGTGCAGGAGCCTGAACCGCCTGCGGAATACGTGGAATCGAATTTGATACCGCTGATGTCGCCTGTGGATTGCGACCATGTTACGTCTACGTTTATCGCCGCATCCGGCCACGGCCCGCCTGTCACCGTTGCCGCTGTGCAGTCTGCCGTGTTTTCAAACAGCGTCTTCACCACGCTGGCTGTCGCGTTGTACGGAATGGTGATCGTTTCGTTGGAAGTCTTCGTGCGGATGTACACGTTGCCGCCCTGCAGCGTGTGCCTGTGCAGGATGTATTCCTTGTTTGCTGTGTCCGTAGTGTAATCCACCCATTCAACAGCGGGGTCCATTGAATGAGGAACGAGATAATCACCGCCGGACAATCCCACCGGTGCCGTCAACCGCGTGAGATTCACAGCCTGAAATGCCCCAGTGCCGACCTGCGCATAGGCAAACACGCCCTGCATCGTCGCCGATTCGACCTCAGATCCATCGGTGCTGTTTAGCTTCACCAGCTTCAGACACTGCGCGCAATTTGCTGTCAGTGCTCCGCTGCTGCGTACACCTGGCGTTCCGGCAAAGTATCCGAGACCACCGGCCAGCACGAATTTGTCATTGGTGGTCCATTCGTTGACCACCCCGCTGATTCTGTCGGCCCCGTAATGCTGCGCCCACAGCATCCCCGGCCCGTACTCCCACACCGTCACGCCTGTGCTGGCGGTCAGGCCCTTGATTGTGACCGGCTCAACGGTCTTGCATTTGCAGCATCTGCCCACCAGCATCACAGCACCTCACGCACAGTCAGCAGCCGCCAGTCTCCATTCACCATTCAGCCACTTTGCCTCAACGATTGTTCCAGTCGGAACACTGATCCGCAGAAACCTGTTTACGATGGTTTCGTTGCGGCCAGTGTCGACCATGTTGCCGTTCGTGTCTTTGTCCCAAACGCTCATCGTCGCCGTTGCTGGTGCGGTCCCAAAGTCGCTCGCTGGTGCTAAATCGCCATCCAGTTTTCCGCTGATGTCCAGCGGTTGCCCGACGGACTGCCCCAGCATCCGGCCCATGACGGATTCAATCGCCGTTGTCAACTCATTCAGGCCCGCCGCTGTCAGCCTCTGGCCTTTGCGGAATGGCTCCGGTCGTTTATCGCCCTGCGTCATGTCTGTGCCGTCCACAGCGTGTTAAAATCGAATTTTGCAAACATCGTATCCGACGAATCCGCAGACAGCACGCGGTCATAATCTGCGGTGTCGTCCCGCCATTGGTGGTTCCACCCGTACACCGTGCTGCCGGCTGCTGCGTTTGCTCCTCTGGCGTTGCTGGCAAATCCCTTCTGCGCCTTCGCCGCAAATCTCAGGACCAGCTTTCGCGTGCTCCATTGTGCATCTGTGCTCAGTGTCACTTCATCACTCAGGCCCTCAAACAACAGAGTCTCTGGCAGGAATGTTTGCGGGCTTCCCGGCAACCTGAACGCCGTTTCATTGACGCAGCCCTTCATGTTCTCCAGCGTGACCCATGGCACCACCTGCACCTGATGCCATGTCACCTCATGCGTGCTGACTGGCTCGGGAATCATCGCCGTAACGTCTGCCGGCAGGGCTTTGCTGTCGGACTCCCACTTGCAGCTTCGCCCTGGTACCGTCCGAAATTCGATGTTGCTCTGCTGCGTGTAAGTGCACCACGTGCCGGCGGGCAATGGTGTGGGGTCGTTCGGGTTTTGCTGCTGTTGCTGGTCGCTCTGCAGCGGTGCATACGTGACCGAGATTTTCGCCTGTGTGCTGTGGCTTAGCTGCTGCGTGTTCGGGTCGTCAATCGTTGCCTGAATCGGCTTCGGCGTCAGCTTGTCAATCGTGAACCGATCCGCCAACACTCCCGGCCAGTAGGATGAATACGATGCCGGCAACCCAAACGGCCCGGACTTGAAATGCTCGGCAATGAATGCCCAGCGGTCTTCCCATGCCGTCAGAAAAATGCGGGTAAATGACAGCTCCCCGGATCTGCTGCCAGATTCCTGCGGGCTGTCTTCGTGCTCTGTGAATGTCGGGTATGGCATGTCGTCTTATCCCAAAATTGGAACCAGTGGCAGGCCCGTGATTCCTGCGGAGATTGCCCGCTGAACTTCGAGCGACTGTTTCGCCAGCTCCACCTGCTGCTTGCTCAGTTCTTCCTGCTTCTTTGGTGCCAGTTGATCCTGCAGCCGCTGAAACATCTGCAAGGCTCCGCCGCGTTGCACCTGTTGTGCCGCTGCCTGTGCCGCCGCCTGCGCTGCTGCAGGTGTTCCGGGTGCACCGCCCGCAAAATCCACCGGCGCAAATCCTCCGCCCTCTCCAGGTGGTTTTGGCGCGTTCCGTGCTGCCTCGCGCTCAGCCCTCGCTGCTGCCAGTTGTGCGTCGATGTTTTCCATCACGCTCGTGGTTGCTGCTGAAGTCTCAGGAGGCTTGAACCCTGTGAACTCCTGCATGGCCTGCAACGTCGGCTCTGGTATCGTCAGGACTTCATCAGACAGCCCCAGGGCAAACGCAATTTGCTCCCCGAGTTGCTGGCTGCCTCGCTGCATCCGCGCCCACATGTTTGACGCACCTGTGGCAATGTTGCTCATGGCCGTTGACGTGTTTGCGCTGATCCAATCCAGTGCCGCCTTCGCGTAATTCGGGATATCCTCGAACAGCCCCGCCCACAGGTTGCCCATGTCGGCCACCAATGACCCAACCACAACCCCGATGTCGGCAAAATAGTCTGACGTGCTGGTGAACCACTCGCCCGTTGCGGAAAGCATCGTGCCGAATGTCCCGCCCAGTCCGTCCATGCTCTGCATCGCACTGATTGACCACTGAAGGAACTGATTCGCGTAGGGCAGGACTTTGCCACCGATTTCAATTGCCAACAATTCCAGATTCGTCTGCGCCTTCGCAAACATGCCCGCCGTCGATTGTGCAACCTTGTCCTGAAAGCCGGCCAGCCGCCCGCTTCCGGTCGTCAGGTCGCTCAGTGCCTGCTTCACCATGTCTGCCGATATCGCACCGGCCTCCATGTCCTTTTTCAGGTCGGACATACTGCGGCCAGTCTGCTGTGCAATGACGGCCAGTGGACTGAAACCGGCGTTGATCAACTGCAGATTTTCCTGCCCTGTCAGCCGTCCAGCCATCTGCACTTGCGACATTGCATAGGCCAGATCCTGCAGCTTTTCCGTGCTACTGCCGGCCACCTCGGTCATCATGCCCATGATAGGCACCACCTGATCCGATGACATGCCCATGCGCATCATCATGCTGGCAGACTTCGCCAGATCCTGCGTGCCGAACACCGTTTTCATGTCGATGTCACGCAACTGCTGGAGCATGGCCTGCGCGTTTTCAGCAGAACCCGTCAGGACTTCAAATTCCATCGCGGTCTGCTCAGCTCCGGCTGCCAGCGTCATCATCGACGTTGCGCCCTTGGCAATCCCTGCCGCCGCAAACAACTGCCCCAGTGGCCCTCCCAAACTGGTCAGGCTTTTCAGCGCAGACCCTGCGCGGCTGGTCTGCGTTGTCAGCCCGGTCATCGCCTTGGCTGCCTGCCCGGCTGCGGACTGCACTTTCTGCATACCGTCAGCGGAAAAAATCACCTGTGCTTCTTGGACGGTAACGGCCATTATTTCACGTCCTGTTTCTGCCAGATGTCTTCAGGACACCAACACCCGCTATACACTAGAGCCTGATACATGGTCAACCGGCTGATCTGCTCAGCCGTCCATCCGTACTTCTCAGACAGCCCCCGGAAGATTGCCGCCCACGGCACCGTTCGACGTGACGGCATTGTCACGCCGTCGCCGGTCCCGTGGCTTCGGAGTTTCCCAGGATGTCCTGCTCGTGCACTTTGTGCATCGCCTCAATTATCGCCTGAATATCGTTGAACCATGCGATGAAATTGCAGCCCAACTGGATGCCCTTGTCTGCAGGCAATGCCGGCGGAAACTCCTGCGGATGATGTGCCGACAATGCCCGCCAAACGTTCCACGCCAGCCCACGGAACGATCTGTCAAACCGTTCCTCGTCCTGCATAGTGGCAATCAGTGGACGTGCAATTGTGTCGGCTGCAATCTTCAGGGCCTGCTGTCGCACTGCAGGATCTGTGATTGACTCAATCCCCGCGTAAGGATTGCCCATTCGCATCAACATAGCTTCCTCTTTCCGCGCGTACTCCGCCAGCGGGAAGATTTGCATCTGATACGTCTTGCCGTCTTTCGTCAGTGTTGCGGTGCGTCCACCGCAAAGATTGAACAACCCGTCCGCCACGGTTTCTACTCCTCAAAAGGTCATGCGATAATATCAAATGCTGTGCCAGACTTCGACGGCGCACCCTGCCCGTCGAATGCGTAATCAATCGCCACCGGGTCTCCGCTGTCAGCGTCAAACGTGATCGGCCCGACTTCGGTGATGATGATGGTTCCGCTGATGTAGTCGTCAGAGTCTGCGTGGAACTGTGCCGCCACTTCGTCTCCGCGTGCCAGTGGCTGCGCCCCGCCAGCGTGGAGCATGACAGTCACAGTGCCGGACCATTCGCCCACGCCCACCGTACTTTTGCGCCAGGCTCCTGTACTGTTTGTTGCGTACTTCGCCGATGCTCCGCCGATCGTCAATTCCCACTTGCCCGTGTGGTCAACTTCTGCTGCCGGGCTGCCGGTCTTGAACGTCATAGACTTTCCGGTAAACGGTGTGCCTGCTGCCATTGTATCGTCTCCTGATTACGGTTTTGCGGTTGCTGAATAGAGAATACCAATTTTCAAATTCGTGACGGTCGTGGCCACGCCCAGGATCGTCACAAAGTCACCTGTGGCCAGATCGGCATAAGGTGCAATGCCTCCAGCATTCACGCTGCAGACATAGACCTCACCGACAGTGAAAGCCGAATTGAATGTCAGGTTTCCACCATAGCAGTATTGCAACGGCTGCCCATCGCTTGCCCCGTGCAATGCAATCCCAATGGCCTTGGATGATGCCAGGACATCCGCATCACATGGCTTCAGTTTGTTGCTGGCCGTCGTGTCTGCATACACCGGCTGTCCGGCTGTCACAGTCCCGCCGGCGGTGCCGTATCCAATCAGGCTGGTAGCGGTCTTCACCACGCTCGCCGCTGTTACTGAAACGTCTGCCATGTGTTCACACTCCCACGTGCATCAAGTCGAACTGAACCGCCGTCGTCCAGACGCCTGTTGCGTCGTCCTGTGTTGTTGTCATCTGCCCTGACGGCTTTGCGGTCGCAATCTCCACCGCGCTGCCTGTGAATCCCTGATTTTGCCAACTCGTGACGGCCTGTTGTGCAATGGCTTTGCTGCGGTCGTAATCAATCGACATGCAGCCCAGCGTCACCGATGTCCGCCAGCCCTGACTGCTGTTTGTCCGCCAGGCTGGCTCGCTGACCGCATCGAACACCACCAGATCGTCAAAATACCCATCATCATCCGCGTCATCGTCCAGCGTTTCAGCGTACTGATCGACACTGGCCACCAGCCTTTCAACCGGGACAAGGTCGCACAGTGCAGCCGTAGCGGCCCACCATTCGCCTATTGCCCGATCAATGCCAGTCTCTGCCATTATCGCACCGTCGCCTT